CACACTACAATAAACTTATTTCACAGGCATACGAAGTTATTGATGACGCTACTACAGCAGCTAACCTAACTGCAAAAACAACAGCAATCAAGCTAGTGCTAGACATTGAGTCACGTCGTATTGATATGCTACAAAAGGCTGGCCTTCTTGAAAACAAAGAGCTTGCAGAAGAAATGCTTGAAATTGAAAAACGACAAGATATTCTTGTGGGTATCTTAAGAGACATTGCAACTGAGCATCCAGAAATTCGTGACAAGATCATGCGACGTTTATCAGAAGCATCGAAGGAACAGGAAGTGATCACAATTGTCCACGATGTTCAGTGAGTTCCTGGAGGTACTCAAAGATAATCCATTTGCTGAAATACCAGTAGATGCTAAAACATTTGTTGAAGGTGAAGATTACCTTGGACAGCCACCATTGTCAGAAGTTCAGTATGACGTTGTAGAGGCAATGAGTCAAATCTATAAGAAGGAAGATCTTATGGAATTGATGGGGGCAGTTGAGGGGGCAGCATACTATAAAAAGTATACTAAGAATGAGGTTATTCTCCAGCTAGGTAAGGGTTCTGGTAAAGACTTTACGTCTACCGTAGCCTGTGCCTATATAGTTTATAAATTACTTTGTCTTAAAGATCCTGCACGATACTTTGGCAAACCATCTGGGGATGCTATTGATATTATTAACGTTGCTATTAACGCACAGCAAGCAAAGAACGTTTTCTTTAAGGGTTTTAAAACTAAGATTGAAAAGTCACCATGGTTTGCTGGTAAGTATTATGCCAAGGCTGACTCTATTGAGTTTGATCATTCTATTACTGTTTATTCTGGACACTCTGAGCGAGAATCTCACGAGGGTCTGAACCTTATTTTAGCCGTGCTTGACGAGATTTCTGGTTTTGCTTCTGAGGTGGGAACGGGTAACGAACAGGGTAAGACTGCTGATAACATTTACAAAGCATTCCGTGCTTCGGTAGACTCTCGCTTCCCAGACCTTGGAAAGGTGGCACTCCTATCCTTCCCCCGTTACCCTGGTGACTTTATTTCTCAAAGGTATGATGATGTAGTACTAGAAAAAGAAGTGGTAACAAAGACTCACAAGTTTATTATGAACGAAGACTTACCAGAAGACATGGAGGGAAATTCTCTAGAGATTACCTGGGATGAAGACACAATTCTTTCATACAAATATCCAGGGGTATTTGCACTAAAGCGTCCAACGTGGGTAGTTAACCCTACTCGTAAGATTGATGACTTTAAGCTTGCATTTTATACAGACCTTGGCGATGCCATGCAACGTTTTGCCTGTGTACCTACATACATGTCAGATGCATTCTTTAAGCAGCGTGACAAGGTTCAAAACTGTATGACAATACGTAATCCATTAGACTCACATAGAAGGTTTGACGAAACGTTTGTTCCAGATCCAGACAAAAAATATTATGTCCATGCCGACCTTGCTCAGCTACACGATAAATGTGCAGTAGCAATTGCACACGTTGAGAAGTGGGTTAATATTCAGGTAGTTAAAGATTACCAACAGGTTGCACCTATTGTTGTTGTAGATGCAGTAGCATGGTGGGAACCAAAAGTAGAAGGCCCAGTCGATCTATCAGAGGTTAAGAACTGGATTCAAAACCTTCGTCGTATTGGATTTGATATTGGCATGGTTAGCTTTGACCGCTGGCAGTCATTTGATATTCAGAATGAACTAAAACAGGTGGGCATGAGAACTGAGACTGTTTCCGTTGCCAAGAAGCACTATGAAGATATGGCAATGCTTGTTTATGAAGAGCGACTAGTAATGCCAGCTATCGATCTTTTATTTGAGGAACTAACAGAGCTTAAGATTGTTAAGCAAAACCGTGTTGATCACCCTCGTAAAAAATCTAAAGACCTTGCGGATGCTGTATGTGGTGCTATCTTTGGTGCCATTTCTCACACTCCTAAGATTTTAAATCAAGAGGTTGAGATTCATACCTTTAGAGATAGACCAAAGCCTAACAGAGAGTTGGGCACTGGCGACAACAACGTAATCGAATTCAAGTCCAAGCCAATGCCAGATGATGTAAAAGAATATCTGGATCGATTTGGTTTACTTTAGAATTGGTGGTATACTAGATGTCACTAGATATTATTTTCTATTCAAATCGTTCTGGTAATACTAGAAGATTTGTCGGAAAGTTGGGGTATGAAAGAGCATTTCATGTCTCAGAAATTCCAGTAGCTACGAGGGAGTATGTATTATTTGTTCCTACATACGGTGGGGGAGACGAAGAATACGCTGTACCAAAAGCAGTAACAACATTCCTGAGTATTAAGACCAATGCTGATTTGCTACGTGGTGTTGTAGGGTTTGGAAATAAAAACTTTGGCATCGATTATTGCAAAGCAGCTGTTATAATTTCCCATGAATTTGGTGTGCCTATCATTGGGAGAGTAGAACTGTTCGGTACACCAGAAGATGTGGATAGAATCCAGGAAAGGTTAGGGAAACTAAATGAGCAATTACAGCTATCATGAACTAAATGCCATGCTGAATCTGTATGGCACGGACGGAAAGATCCAGTTCGATAAAGATAAGGAGGCTGCTAAGGCTTATTTTCTTGACCATGTTAATCAAAATACTGTCTTCTTCCACAGCCTTGAGGAAAAGATTGATTATCTTGTAGAAAACGAATACTATGAAAAAGATATTTTAGATCTCTATGATTTTGAGTTTATTAAAGATCGATTCAAGCAGGCATATGCGGTAAAATTTAGGTTCCCTACATTTTTGGGAGCATATAAATTCTATACGTCATACGCTCTTAAGACATTTGATGGTTCACGCTACCTTGAGCGATTTGAAGACCGTGTCGTAATGAATGCACTCATGCTAGCTAGGGGCGATAAGAAACTCGCTGTGAGCCTCGTAGACGAGATTATTTCTGGTAGGTTCCAACCAGCTACACCCACCTTCTTAAATGCTGGTAAACGTCAACGTGGTGAGTTTGTGAGCTGTTTCCTACTCCGCATTGAGGATAACATGGAGTCAATTGCACGAGCCATTAACTCGTCCCTACAGCTGTCTAAGCGTGGTGGTGGTGTTGCACTTAACCTTACAAACCTTCGTGAGGCAGGTGCACCGATCAAGAAGATTGAGAACCAATCATCTGGTGTGCTTCCAGTAATGAAGTTGCTTGAAGATTCTTTTGCCTATGCAAACCAACTAGGTGCTCGTCAAGGTGCAGGTGCTGTTTATCTTAATGCACATCACCCAGACATTTTGCAATTCCTCGATACAAAGCGTGAGAATGCAGACGAAAAAATGCGTATTAAGACTCTTAGTATTGGTGTGGTTATCCCTAACGTCACTCTTGAATTGGCTAAGGATAATGCAGACATGTACCTGTTTTCACCATATGACATTGAACGTGTTTACGGTAAGCCTATGGCAGATATTTCTATTACAGAAATGTATGACGAACTTGTAGATAACCCAGAGATTACTAAATCTAAAATCAAGGCTCGCGTTTTGTTTGAACGTATTGCTGAACTACAATTCGAATCTGGTTATCCATACATTGTTTATGAAGACACTGTAAATGATGCTAACCCAATCGAGGGCCGCATCAACATGTCCAACCTCTGTTCCGAGATTCTACAGGTAAATACACCTACCACATATAACAATGATCTTTCTTATAAGGAGATTGGCAAGGATATCTCATGTAACTTAGGATCATTAAACATTGCAATGGCAATGGAGTCGCCAGACTTTGGCAAGACCATCGAAACTTCTGTGCGTGCTCTCACAGCTGTCGCCGACCTGTCGTACATTGATTCTGTTATGTCAATTGCAGAGGGTAACAAGAAGTCACGAGCCATTGGACTTGGACAGATGAACCTTCATGGATATTTGGGCAAGTCACAGATTCACTACGGTAGCGAAGAGGGTATTGACTTTACCAATATCTACTTCTATACAGTCTTGTATCACGCTCTCAAGGCTTCGGCTAAGATGGCACAAGAGACTGGCAGTCCATTTGATGGTTTTGAAAAGTCTAAGTATGCTTCGGGAGAGTTCTTTGATAAGTATATTAACCAAGAATGGAAACCAGCCACAAAGAAGGTAGAGAAACTATTTAAAGATGCAAACATTGATATTCCGACTCAGCATGATTGGGAAAATCTGGCTAAGTATGTTAAGAAGCATGGTTTGTACAACCAAAACCTGCAGGCTGTTCCTCCTACTGGTTCTATCAGCTACATTAATAACTCTACTAGCTCGATCCACCCTATCGCATCACAGATTGAAATTCGTAAGGAAGGAAAGCTAGGTCGTGTTTACTACCCTGCACCATTCCTAAACAACGACAACCTTGAGTACTTCAAGGATGCATACGAGATTGGCCCAGAGGCAATCATTGATACCTATGCTGCTGCAACACAGCACGTAGACCAAGGACTGTCTTTGACGCTGTTCTTTAAGGACACGGCCACCACCCGTGATGTAAACCGTGCACAGATCTATGCTTGGAAAAAGGGCATTAAGACAATTTACTATATCCGTATTCGCCAGCTTGCTCTGGAGGGTACAGAGGTTGACAATTGCGTAAGTTGTATGCTATAAAGGAAGGATGAACAAAATGATTACACGACCGATCAACTGGAATAAAATTGAAGACCCTATTGATTTAGAGGTTTGGAATAGGCTGACTGCTAACTTTTGGTTGCCAGAAAAGGTACCACTAGCTAATGATGTTCAGTCCTGGGCTACGCTGCACCCAGATGAACAGCAGCTTACCATGAGGGTCTTCACAGGACTAACATTACTGGACACAATCCAGGGTACTGTAGGATCAATGAGTATTATTGGAGATTCTAGAACACAACATGAAGAAGCGGTTATTACTAATATTGCTTTTATGGAGTCTGTACATGCTAAAAGTTACTCTAGCGTATTCTCGACGCTCTGTTCAACATCAGACATCGAAGAAGCCTTCCGCTGGAGCGAGGATAATCCATTTCTGCAAAAGAAGGCACAGATTGTTCTTAACAATTACCATGGAGATGACCCTGAGAAAAAGAAGATTGCATCTACTCTTCTTGAATCTTTTCTATTTTATTCAGGATTTTACCTTCCTATGTATTGGTCTAGCCGTGCTAAGTTAACAAACACTGCTGATTTAATTAGACTTATTATTCGTGATGAAGCAGTACATGGTTATTACATTGGCTATAAGTTTCAGCAGGCATACCAGGATGCACCCGAGGTACGCAAAGAAGAGCTGCACGACTATGCATACTCACTCCTGATGGAGCTATATGAAAATGAAATTAAATACACAGCTGATCTTTATGATGATATGGGTCTAACAGAAGATGTTAAGGCGTTTCTTCGTTATAATGCAAACAAGGCACTAATGAATCTAGGGTTTGATGCGTTGTTCCCCAAGGACACAACAAATGTTAATCCTGCAATTCTTTCTGCCTTGTCACCAAACTCAGACGAGAATCACGATTTCTTCTCTGGGTCTGGCTCCTCCTATGTAATTGGTAAGCATGAGGCTACCACTGATGACGATTGGGATTTCTAATGGAGTTCGGTGAATGGGTAAAAGTCGGTATCGACAATGGATGGGTAAGTGAACCTTTTTGCTACACCCACGATGGCGATGCCTACATGACAGCAGAAGAAGAAGCTGAGTGGGAAGAGGGCGGAGATCCTTGCTGCCCAGTTCTAAAAATTCTTCAATAAGCTGTTGACAAAACATTTTGTCTTGTGTATACTTGATATATAAGCAAAATGATGGGGTATAGCTCAATCGGCAGAGCAGAGAGCTGTTAACTCTAAGGTTCCTGGTTCGAGTCCAGGTACCCCAGCTCATACAATTACACAGAGAAAATAAGTGGGGATATCGTACAGAGGCCTAGTACCTCAGTCTTCCAAACTGATGACGGGAGTTCAAATCTCCCTATCCCCTCCAAGGCCCTTTAGCTCAGTTGGTTAGAGCGTTGCCCTGTCACGGCAAAGGTCGCCAGTTCAAGTCTGGTAAGGGTCGCAAACAGTTCCTCGACGGGGGAGCTGGAGTATGGCAGAATCAAGCCTTGTGCCAACAAGGGGCGAGTAATGCACGGGTGGGGACTAGCGTCCTATAGCTTAGCGGCTTAAACACTTGGTCGGACTAAAGCGGATCTTACTAAGATTTGTTGGCTTATCCGTGGTGGTAAAAGGCAATCCACCTACTCACATCCCCTAGGGTTTTTCTCTAGGGGATTTTGCCTCCTTAGCTCAGTTGGCCAGAGCAACGCACTTGTAATGCGTAGGTCATCGGTTCGAATCCGATAGGAGGCTCGTTGGCCGTAGTTTAATGGTAGAACAATAGATTGTGGATCTATGAATGGGGGTTCGATTCCCCTCGGTCACCCCAAGGTCCTGTAGAGTAGCGGTTATCTCGTTTGCCTCTCACGCAAAAGATCACGGGTTCGAATCCCGTCAGGATCACAGAAAGGGGCGGTATGCCAATCTATGAATACAAATGTATCGAATGTGATACAAAACAAACACTTATAAAGTCGGCAGAAGATCGAGATAATGATCTACCACCATGCAAGACTTGCAATTCTTCAATAAAGCGTGTATACTCGAATGTAGGAGTCAGTTTCAAGGGAACTGGCTTTTATACTACCGACAAATAGAAAGGCTGTGAGATGACAGCAGTGGCAGAAAAGACAGAAGAAATTAAAAAGGAACGAGTTCTTACGCTAAGTGATCGTTGCGATGCTCACCAATGTGGTGCTGCAGCCTATGTAGAGGTTACTGGTGTCACTGGAAACCTGTTCTTTTGTGGTCATCACTTTAATAAAATTGTTAATGATCCTGTTGCCAAGGAAAAATTAATAGCTTTTGCATATGAAATTCTTGATGAACGAGAATTTCTTGAAGAAAACCGCCTCAAAGAAGACTAGACAGAGTATAATAAAATAAGAGGTTATTATGGAATACCTAATTGGTGCTTTAGTGACTATACTTATCGTTATAGTAGTGGGTAGGTTGCTTCGTAGAAACATGCAAGAAACAGCAGATCTAAGAATTAGGTATAGCCAAAGCCACATTTATAATTTGCTAGCACCTTTTATACCATCCAATCACGAGATGGCCACTGTAAAGCCATCACAGGGATTAAACCATTACAACAGCATGTACGTTCGTACTGTTATATTTGAGAATAAAGCTTATTGGATTAAAGAAAAAATTTTCTTTGTCGCTGATCTTGTTGATGGACAGATTGACTTAGCAAGCCAGAGAAGGGTTGACACACTGTCTATGGATAAGGTACAATTAGATAAGATAATGTTTATTGTGGACAAGCTAACGGAAGGCAAAGACAATGATAGTGGGTATCCAAGGTAGTCGTAATTTTACTGACTACACCATCTACCTTCGAGCAATGGGCACAGCTCTTTCAATGCTTGATGGAGAAGATCCTGAATTTACAATAATGACTGCAGGGCCAGTTAAGATTAACGATATGGCCATGGAGTTTATCAACATTTCTGAACGCAGCCTAAAGGCTCGCGGTATTAAAACAAAAGTAGTTAAGGTTCCACCATCATGGTTTAAAAAGAATATGCATGATGTTGATTACTTTATTTACTTTTGCTTACCGAAAGAATCGCTTTCAGAAATTGTAAGAGAAGCCGAAGATAAAGATATAGAGGTAGGTATTTACAGATATGCTTAGTAGAAGCGAAAAATCGTTTCTGTCTGTAGCAAGATATCTAGCAACAAAGTCTGAGTCTAGACGGAAACATGGGGCTATCGTTGTTAAGTCTGGGAGAGTTTTGGGTACTGGATTTAACAAAGATACAAATAACCCAATCATAATGTCACCAGAGCATATTAAAACCAATTGCTCGCGTCATGCTGAAATAGAGGCAATACGAGATGCAAACTGGAATGTTAGGGGTGCAGTCCTGTATGTTGCAAGAGTCAACAATCAGGGTGTGGATCGAAATAGCAAGCCTTGCGATAGATGCCAGGTAGTTATTGAAGAAACACAAATTAAAAAAGTAATATACACAGAGAGCTAAGAAAATGCATATTACATCTTTAGAAACAATGGAACAAATTGTAGAGAACAACGACTCACTTCGGTGGGATGGTTGGACTGTTGTTAGTTCTAAGCCGACACCAACAGCTTGGACAAAGCCTAATGGTGCCTATTCAAATGGTCAGTGGTATCTAGAAAATCGATACGTACCAGATGAAAAAGGATGGAATATACCAAACAAGTTTGTGAGGTAATCATGAATAAGAACGAGTGGAAAGACTCAGGATCTTGCAGAGATTACGATACAAATCTTTTCTTTGATAAATATGAAGAGGATGAAAACTTACGACCAGCGATAGATAAACTGTGCTCGGATTGTCCTATGGCTAAGCATTGCTTTGCTGTAGCAGTATCTCAGAAAGAATGGGGAGTCTGGGGAGGAGTTTATTTTGAAAACGGTAAGATTTCAAGAGAATTCAATAAGCATAAGAATAAAGAGGACTGGGCAAAAACCTGGTCTTACTTAACAATGGATAGTTAATTATGGAAATATGGTCTTGGATATTGGCAGCAATTGGTGTCAGCGGCATCTTTTTTGTTGGTCAAAAAACCATTTGGGGATGGCTCGTGCTACTCTCTAATGAGTTTTTATGGACAATATATGCTATCGTAACACAACAATATGGTTTTATATTTTCAGCAATAGCATATGCTGTCGTATATATTAGATCATTTTTACATTGGAAGAAGGACACATAATGTATACAGAATCAATGGCAAGAGCATTTCATTCTGTTTCTCATTTTGCACCAAGAAATTTTAGCTTGGCTGTTATTGATAACGACCACTTTATTACTCTGCGTGCTGGTGAAAAAGAGTTTATGTCTCTGAATTATGAGGATAAGCTACAGGCAATTCAGTACATGGTACTGGCTAAGAAAGCTCTAGAAGATCAGGGAGCAATCGTACTACTAGTTCGTGAAGGTGGTGAAGAGCAATGAATGTTGCAGAATTAATTCTTTATATTGGATACTCTGTTGTTCTACTTCTACTGCTTGTTCTTAATCTTAATGCAGGCCTCAAGTATCGTAAACTATTTAAGCAGAATTCTCAGCTTACGGTAGACAATATTGCATTGATGAAACAGCTTTACGACCTGATGGAAATCAAAGACTCAAAGACAATTGAAGAGACCGATGGGTTTTTAAAGTTTGTCTCAGAGTCTCGTGACTGGGCATTTCAGTATATTGAAGATGTTCAACGAGCCATCACAGAATATCGGGAAATAGCAGACACTGTTCCCGTTAATAAGGAAATGACAATTGAACAAGCTACAAAATTGTCAGAAGCTTATGATAAACTAGTTTCATACCTACCAAAGGAGGAATCAAATGTTTGAGTTTGATAGAGCAAAAATGCCACAGGTCATTAAAAATGAACCAGTTACCACAGAAGATGGAATAACACACATCACATACACTTCTGGGCCATGGCACTTTAATATTGGACACCCAGGCGATCTAGACCAAGATCATGCGGAAGCTACTATTTATGCTTTTGCAGCTTGGCTAGAGTTTTTACAAGAAAACAATTTGTAGTAAGTAGATCGAAGTCCTGAGCAAGACGTAAAACTGCTCTTTAATCATTCAATAAAGAGGTTATGGTATAATAAAATTATGGAACAACTAATTGCAATGCTAAGAAAACTATTGGCAGACAACGTTGCTTTGGGTATGAAGGCTCAAGGCTATCACTGGAATGTGGAGTCAGATGACTTTCACCAACTTCACGAATTTTTTGGTGAAATCTACGAAGATTATCACGGTGCTACCGATGTGTGGGCTGAATGGATTCGAATGATGAAGGGATATGCTCCGTATCGACTAACAGACTTTTTCGATCTTTCCACCGTTGGTGAACCAATCATTGTTGGGGAGCCAGAACCAATGCTATCTGATTTGTATGATGAAATTGAAAAGCATATTGAAGACCTAAAGAGTGCTGCTGAGATTGCAAATAATTATCGAGAGAATGGTCTCATGGACTTTCTTGCTGAAAGACAAACTGCATCACAAAAATGGTGCTGGCAACTTCGAGCTAGTATTGAAATAGAGGAAGAAGAAGAGTAATGCCATATAAGATTAGCGGTCGTGGAGATGCTCTGGGATGCAGCGGATATGGCGTACAGGATGAAAGTGGCAAAACTGTAGGATGCCACGCCACTCGTAGAGAGGCAGAGGCACAGGTTAGAGCCTTGTATGCTAATGTTCCAGATGCGTCTAAGTCTGAGGATGTTTCTCCATCCCTGGCGGTAGAGCCACGGTATCCAGGTGCTGGTATTCGTAGACCACAACAAGGTCGTTCAGCTGGCAAGGGTACAACTGGAAGCAATATTAAGAGTAAGTATGGTAAGAAGCCAAAAAATACTAGAAGGGGACGTTCTGGAGATGCCAAAGATGGTGGTCCAGGTGCTATTGGAACAAATGGTAGCACGTCAATGGGTCAACTATAATGGCAGAAACATATACACCGAACGCTGGCATGAAAGCTGCAGCTCGTAGGGCACTTAAATGGAAAGAAGAAGGAAAGGCAACAGGAGCAGGTACACCTGTAGGATGGGGGCGTGCTTCCGATATTGTTGCTGGACGATCAATGTCTCTTGATACTGTTAAACGTATGTACTCATTCTTTTCACGTCACGAGGTAGACAAGAAAGGCAAAGACTTTTACAATACAAGCAATCCGTCTAATGGACGAATTATGTGGGACGCATGGGGCGGCGATGCAGGTTTTTCCTGGTCGCGTGCTATTGTTCGTCGTAATGAAGACAAGGCATTATTTGCTGATTTTGGTAGAGATTATACACAGGTAGAACAGCTTTCTGAAATCTTTAAGGCAGACAGCGTTCGTGTTGGTCAAATGGTATCCTGGAATTCTTCTGGCGGTACAGCAAGAGGAAAAGTCCGCAGGATTCTTACCAGTGGATCATACAAAGTTCCAGGCACAGAAGTAACCATTAATGCTAGCCAAGAAGATCCTGCTGTTGTTATTACTCTGTACAATGGTGATGAGCCTACCGATACTGTCGTAGCTCACCGTCGTAGCACTCTGCGTGCTTCTTAATTTGTGGAACAGGGCGGAGTCGAACCGCCGTCTTGATCACTTGCCATCGTACTTCTACATGCTTAGTTAGTTCTTCATATACAGATCTAAGCCAGAACTAACAAAAGCAAAGATCAACTATATCCATCCTAAGAAGCGTCTCTTTATTTAATGAACCTGTTGCTCAGCGAGACCACTGCTGACAGGGTGCTCTGAACGGACAACCTAAGCCGCTAGAGCATACTCTTCGGGAGTATATTTTGCACTTATCCCTTGCCACCAATCAAGTGTTCGTGGCAGTCACTACATGCTTCTCCGATCACGTGTAACCAATCGATTACCCGTCTGTCCCCTATTGAATTATGATACTAGTATATCACGATTCTATATCGTTGTCACGTTCATATGTACGTCGCTTGTGACAGTTAGCACAAACCACTTCACACTTAGCTACTTCTTGCCATGCAGACTCAACGCCATATTTTTTAAGAACACGATAAACATTGTCTACCTTTTTAGTTCCAGGAAGGTGGTCAAACTCTAGCATATAGTGGGGGTAAAAAAGACCGCAATCGGCACAGCCACTTTCCTCTTTGTATTTCCTGAACTCAGGAAGATAAAAACCTGGAGCCATATTACTACTAGTATACCAGATGGTATAATGGGTATATGGATTATGTGTATGTCTGTAGAAGTGGCGAGAACGAGGAATTAAGATATTCAATCCGATCATTAGTTAAAAACTTACCAGATGTGAATGTGTGGATCATAGGTGATGCACCTAAGTGGTATACAGGTAATATTGTTTATACCCCATCCATTGGACAAAAATATACAATTGTTAGAAGCAACCTGCAGGCATTGACAGAGACAGATGATATTGGTGAGCATTTTGTTTTAATGAACGATGATTTCTTTGTGATGAAGCCAATGGGTGCTATTGAGACATGGCACGGAGGGACGCTGTGGGAGGCCTACAAGCGTAGATCACAATTGGAACCATACTCTACATACACCCAGTTTTTATTACAAACTTATAAAACTATTAAACATTTAGGAATCAAGGATCCTATTAATTATGAGCTACATACACCCCTGCCTATGACAAAATCAGCACTATCTTATGCAGTGGGACAGCCAGGTTTGTGGAGATCGATTACAGCAAACCGTGATAACATTGGCGGCACACAACATGAGGACGTAAAGCTATATCTGCCTAGCAGTAAAATGTACCAAGAAAGAAATGATCTAGATAATCTTGCATACCTATCGAGTGATGACGGTACATTTGAGATTTTGCTAACTAAATATTTAGAAGATGCTTTCCCAGATCCATCTCCATATGAACGCTAGTATCGTGTACGTCGTGCTACAGTATCGATTGCACGCTGCCTATGACGATTGTTTGCTGGTTTCTCCACTGTATCGATAAACTCTGCTAAACGTTCTAGCTCAATCTGTTGACGCACGTGTAGCCACTCAGCTCGTTTTCTGGCATTTAAACTATAAAGATCGTAATTCTTTTCAATGGTATTGATCGCCATTGCTGTTGCTCCCACATCAAGTGGTGGTACGAGAATGGCACCATCACCAATACCCTCACGAACATGAGGGGTATCAACGTGAACCGTAGGAATACCATAACCAGCAGCTTCAATGGTAGACATGCCATAAGTTTCGTACCGAGAAGGAACAAGTAGGATTTTAGTTTGTTCTAGATACTTGTGAACTTCCTCTGGTGGTACACGTGGATGTAGTTCTACGTTTGGTAATGAAGCTGCACGTTGTTCTAGATCCTTAAGGCCATGTGTTGGTTCAGCTGGGGATCTTACAATAATGAATCGTTTATCTGGATATAGTTTAGCCAGATCAAGAACTACTGTGACTCCCTTGTTTACCAAAGACGAAAGTAGGGTATATGCATCCCCACCAGTCCTTGTATTTGACGGCAGAGGGCTAATTGGTGGATGCACAACTAGTGCATTTGGTTCTCCCCATTCTTCTGCAGCGGTACGAGTATTATAAATAGCATAATCAGTGAGACGCATAGCTTCACGAAGGTTTGCTCCATACCTAGGAGGAGTATGAACATTAACAATTGAGGTGGCACCAATTAGATTTGCAGCATGAACAGCAGCGAGAGATAATTCGTTTTGACCAATAACTACTTTAGGTTTAATCTTTTGTAATTGTTGTGCAATGGGTGCTGGATCAGCCTTGACATTTAAAACATTCGGTGTGTTGATCTGATCAACATGAACGCCCTCAAAAGTATAAGGTTTTTCTGTATTTGTTAAAACAAACTTTTCACCATTTAAAGCAATAAGAGTGCGATGCAATGATACTTCGCCCCCCATGTTCCATAGTGGTGGATATCCATGAGTTAACGCAGCAGTTGTCATAGTCCTAGCAGTGCCTTCTTTGCCTCTTGTAAACCAGGACCGTCTCTCCATGTTTCAAAAGCCAGTCGATCATGGTCACGTTTAACCTTATCGTTAGCTTCTTCGTAAGTTTGATCGTTTGGTGCTGACTTATTCCATCGATGAAGGTGTGTAAGCTTGACATCTTTAAGATAAATAAATCTAGTAAGCTTACCAAGTTCTCTCCATGCGTTGTCTAAGAAGAGGTGACGAGATGTTGGGAGTCCGATCCACCCAAGCTTCTGATACATTTCAATTGGCACAACAACGTGTGTAGGAAGATCGGGACCGTGCAAGTTTTCAAGTCCGTCACTACCGTATACAACGCCCAGCTCATTATTAAGGGCATCTATCATCTTTTTGTCCCATCCAACTGTTTCTGGAAGAACGTCATCACCTAGAATTGCAAGATGGGTTGCACCTGCTTCATCAGCAAGCTCTGCAAGTTCATTAACAGATGCGGTAAAGAAAATTCGGTCAGCTATAACAAACTCTGTATTTGGAATGTCTAAATTTAAATACTCAGCCGATTTTGGGTCATCATGATCTATTCTTACCCAAAGAGTATAATCTGTTGTGCATGTTTCTGCTAGTGCGTTAGCAAGTCGTTCAATGTTGTGCGGTCTTCCACGTGATGGGACGGCAACAGCTAGTTTAATTGTCATAATTATATTATATCATTCTTTGGATTCTTTACGAAGTTGATTTTTAAGTTCTCTACGTTTTTTACGACGTTCCGGTTTTTTGTATGTACCAGTTTTACAGTACGGACAACTTTTTACAATTGTTTTGCAAAATCGTTTTATATTTGCCATGATTTTATTATACCTTCTTTGTACCCTCGACAGGATTCGAACCTGCAACCGAATGGGTAGAAACCATTTACTCTATCCGTTGAGCTACGAGGGCATGTATAAACTAAAGTCTAATAGCTTTAGCAAATACAACTCTCGATGCCATCTTAGAGGCAGAGATAATAGCAAGTGGTGCTGCAACTGATAGAACAATACCTGCCCACATACGTGGCTCTGTTAGTTCCCAGTTCCAAAAATCGAGGGTATGGAAAGCATTAGCTCCAACTGCAATAGCGGCAAAGGCAATCATTCCCCATAGTGCACCACCAGTCTTTTCGGGCTTACCGTCATCATCTACACGAGATGCAAGAACGAGGTAGGCCACTAGGAAAATCAGGTACATTAACTCGATGAAGAAGAAGAACAGTCCTGCCATCCATGGTGCAGACAAACCTACAAACTCAGCAACAGAAGTAATACCATTAAAAGAAACGATAGCGGAAGAGACAAAAGCGATACCAACAGCAATAAGCCAAGCAAAAAGAACAAAGCGTTGGTCAACTTGAATCTTAGGTGCTCTCTTAGATTCTTGAATTGCATATAGTTCCTCACGTTTAGAAAATTGCTTCTGAACAGGGATTTTCCCATCGTCTTCAATCTTGGCACGTTGTTCGGCTACAAGATCATTATACTTATCCACAAGATCAGCTACGGCAACCTGTGCACTTTCTGCTTGCTCTTCTGTAATAAGTGGTTCGCCATCAGATAGTCTAGCTGTGTTGATGGTTTCATCAAACGGCACTTCCTTTGGTGTACCGTAACCAGTTTGATCAAATTTGTCTGCCATATTATTTTGCTCCTTATATTTAAGTCTACCATAGCCTATGCGTGACCAAGCACTATTTTGTGTGTTCATATCTAATTATACATTATAGGAATATCTTAGATGTAGTAGGGAATGCCTCAGCAACTAAATCTTTAACAGCCTTAGCATAGTCTTGTATTTCTACCTGTGCATCATGCTCGATACGCTGTCGAATAAAGTGCATTACTCCATGCAGAGATACAGTCCAACGCCAACGCACATACATACCATAAGCAGGCAAGAACAAACGTGCCAGCTCAGGTGCAACACCGTCATCCATAGCAGCGTGGTAGGCTTTGGTACCAGATGCAATATGCTGAATAAGCAACTGTGTGTAGTCTGCACCAATCTCAGGATCGATTGGCTCGCCACTACCCTGCTTACTATTGGCAGGCTTGCTACGCCATTCATTCTCCATTGGTACATAGAACTGTTCATTCTCAGTAATGTAACGACGTGAAGATTCATTCCACCCGTTCTGATCATCTATATGAGAAGATGCGACAGCATATTTCCACCATTGACGTGCTACAAACAAGGGTGCATAGACCTCAAATGTTAGAGCAGCATGACGAAATGGAGAAGTGTGCTCGTTCTCCCACAGCCAAACCATGAGTCGTTCATCACGATCCTCAAGGATCTCAATCTCTTTATCGTAAGATACACGTGCTGCATTTACAACACTGGCATCATCCCCGAGGGTATCGACAAGACGTACATATCCTTCATCAAGTACATTAATCTTAGTAGTAATCTGCGTGCTCCTTTTCCTTAACATTAGCGGCAATAAGACCTGCTAAAGCACCAAACAGTACCAGTAGCAGAACAAGTGTGCCAATCAATCTTCCAAAAATAAAACTAAAAACCATCAATGCTAATGCAAATAGTCCTACAAGAACTGCCATTGCAATAGGCAAACCGATAGCTCCAGCAATAACAAATGTTAAAGTTCTGTGCTCAGCATAAAAGTTTTTGAATGTTTGTTTAATCATGTGCATTATTGTACCTCAAGCATTTCGTCATTTAGTGGCGATTGAAAACTATTATCTATAATACGAATATAGTCTCCATACTTGTCATACTGGTTATAACAAAAATTAAATAGTTGTTCATGATACCAGCGAATAGGTTTATTATTTTCACTACGCAACACTAATTTGGTTACAGTTTTGCTACATAGATTGCCCCACTTTTGTAGGAGTGGGTCGTAATGTCTATGAATAACAACAAAATTCCAATTTGCACGTTCAGCTACGCTTGAGGTTGCTAAATTAATTGTTGGCCCAAGCTCAACAAATTTAGAGCCTGGAACATTGTGAATCTCTACTCGCTCTGCTGATTTTCTTCTTGCCATTTCTCTACCTTATCCCATAAAAATTGTTGAATATGATCAAATGCCTCAAATGCTAGGTTGAGGTTTTCAACTTCTTCTTCTGTCAACTCTACAGCTGGCAGATCGTCCCTCTCATAAGGCACAGCTTGCAGGACTGGTTCCCACTTTGCAGCACCAATATTTACTTTCATCATTTTTCTCTCTATCTCTTAGTCGTTATTTTCTTCTAAGCCTAAAATTGCATATGCCAAGCCGATACCATGTCGAACAGGTGCCGTTGACCTAAATTCTATGTTGGCTAGGGCATATTCTAAAATTTCTTTGTGCACAAATAACGTAGTGTCTGGCTGAGTTTCAAGTTCAGAGTACTCTTCTTGCCACCTATTTAGTGTGTTTAGTGCTTTAATAATTAGCTGTTCAGCATTCATTTATATGTTTCCAATCTTCTCTCCATACACTCTATCTATTTTACAGTATAAAGATGATCCATGCAATAAAAATCGCAATTAATATTCCAAAAGTTTTAATTGTAGACTTTAAATTTTCATTTTTGTAATCATTCATCTGAACATCCCGACGCTTGTCTAGCATCCCACTCTAAATATTCTCGATTAGACACATATTCGTTTACATAGTTAATCATATTGTTTCGATCTTGGTACACGTGTCTGTTTTCATGTTTTAGTGTACACAATAATCGATCATCATCTTGTGACATTCCAAGTTCAGTAACCGTAATCGTTTTGTTTGCTACGCTATAGCAAGCTGTGACTCTTTCGCTACCCTCGCATTGTCCAATGGATATGGGGACATCAATACCAGCAGCCTTTGAAAGCATCTCCAATCGAGATTCTGGCGGTAGCTGATTGTGTGGAGTAAAAGTAACTTCTGGTTGAGAATAGGTTACTATTATTTCCTCTCTGATGTCAGTGGTTTCAGTACCATCAATAGATGCTAGCAAAAAGAAAAAGAAAATAAACATCAATATTTCCATTCACAAACAATAGCATTAATAATACCGATGGCTTCCCGATTGTTAATAAACCCACCATCTAGATCGGTAAGCACTTCATCAATTGCTTTCATCGGAGCCAACTGTGTGTCGAACCCCGTCATATCTATTACTGGCATTGCAAACCTCGCATCTCTCATCATTACATTCTTCGCAAACGTCCATAATTTATTATTACATATAAAAATATTGCTGTCAAGTGTTGACACGAAATTGTTTTGGATGTATTATAGATGTATGAAGAGAAGAGAAGAAACAGCAATTATCAAAATAACAAAGGTGTTTTATGATGATGAACCCACACATTGGGAATGTGATGTCTATAACTCTATCGAAAAAGAAATCGGTGGAGGAACTGGACCATCATTTCACGATGTCTATGACATGGCATACGAGCTGATTGTTGGTGGGTATGACTATGATGTGCCACATAATGATTGGATAGATTTCGATGCAAACAAACGATGAAGAACTAACGACAATTGAATTAGAGCCAGAGAATGATTTTCAAGCTCTCGTAATGAATATTTTTATTAACGAGGGTAGGCGTAGGGAACGTGAGGAAATTATTGAATATTTAATGAGTCTATATGATCATGGGTGTTGCTGTGATTCAGCATCATTCGGAGACCATTATTTATCTGAAAGACAACCAGACAGTATTATTAAAATGATTAAGAGTAGAAAGATAGGATAATGCCTCTATACGCAGATATCAGAATTAATGAGCATCTTATTAAGACCATTAACATTGGTCGAATAAGGGGCGGCACACGTCCAGACGACATCAATACTTATATTGTTGTTGAGACTGAGCATGGCACTATCCCCGATTGGTGGGGAGATGATGACTCTATCACCTACGAGCATCGTTATGGTGATGGTGCTGAGATTTGTGTTCTTAAAGCACTGAAGGCATTGGGGTATGATGTTGAATAAATTCTGGGAAGATCCATACGAGGGCAACAATTGGAATAAATATATTATTCAAGCACCCTCTCAACAAGCAGCAGCACGTGAAGCGGCTAATCGTAATTGGTGGCTACACTGTTGGGAATGGGTAGAGGGTAATGAGCTTCGGGTATTTGTTAACGAACTCTATTTAACTAATGAAATACCAAATGCAAACTTTACAGCTAATCAGAAAAAGTGGGATGGTAATGGAAGGAATTATCGAACATGAGTTACGCACGGTTTGGACAGGATGGATCAGATGTCTATGTATTCCTGACAAGTCGTAATAGTAGTGAAGCACTTGAGTGTTGTGCTTGCAACCTTATTGAGCCAGAGAAGTTAGAACATCCATTTACAGACATGTTTGGTTTTACACATGAATATGAGGGTACATTCTTTTTTGCAAACACTGCACGAGAAATGATTGATCATCTAATAGAGCATAGAGCTGCTGGTCATACAGTTAATGATGATACCATTAGTGATATTATTAATGATTTCCCCGATTTAGACAAGTCGCTTGGCGAAAGCTCGGCGGGAGAAATAAAGGGTTGACAAGCAACCCAATCCTCGATATACTTATATAACAGGTAAACGTTAAACGAGAGAGATAAAATGCAAACCTTCTTACCTTATAAAGACTTTAATAAATCTGCACAGGCACTTGACAATAAGCGTCTGAACAAACAGATTCTTGAAGGCTACCAAATTCTTAAGGTTTTGAATAACCCAGATCCTAAAGCTGCATGGCGTAACCACCCTGCTGTTAAGATGTGGCGTGGACATGAGTATGCTCTGTGGGACTACATTGCAGAGATGGTCGAGGTAGCTAACGAACGCGGTATTAAGACTGATAAGAATGTCGAGAACCTTAATAACCTCCGTGACCTTACCCAACAATTCTGGGGTAAAGGGTATCCATCGTGGTATCGTAATGATTTTATCCTTCGTAAAGTTAATGCAACGCACAAGTATAACTTGTATGTTAAGGATCCTATTTACTACCACGATTTTTACAAGGCTGCTCTGAACAAGCACAATGAGCCTTGCTGTGTTACATGTAACTACTATTGGCCTACACACAAGGAAGTGGCATAATGAATGAAGATGAACTGGGTGAACGCATTGCAAAAGCATATGACAATGGGCAACAAGATTTATATGAGTGGATTAATTCCACGGTACAGGAATGGTATGCCCTTGGTATTACAAATGACAAAGAACACATTAAGCTACTAGAGCTGACACACGAATTAGATAAAATAGTTTATTATAAATTTAAGGATTAAAAATGAAACTTGTAATTAATAAATGCTATGGTGGCTTCAGTCTTTCTGAAGAGCAAGCACTGGCATATGGCATTGACAGGTCTGAGTTATATGAAAGTGTTATGGGACTAGTATACTACGGTGAGATGGATCGAACAGATCCACGTCTTGCTGCTGTAGTACAGCTTGACCTTCCCATGGCATGGGGATCTGATTTAAGGGTTGTGGAAATCCCAGATGACTGCTATTATAAGATAGAAGAGTATGATGGTAATGAATATATCATCTGGAGTGAATCGGAGATACATTATGTCTAAAGAGTTTATTAAAGGTGTTGCGGTTACCGTCGGGGTATTTGCATTAGCAGGTGGCCTTATCGTAACTGCTAACACTGTTAACCTAGATGCTCGTAATGAAATTGAAAAGCTAAAGTCAGAGCTGTCGGTATGCAAGGAAGAGGCAACTGCATGGTACAACGCTACAACAATATTGTCAGACAACATAGCACTAGCTGCACTTAAGGGTTTCCCTGCTGAGAAAGTAGACACCAACATGGCAATTCCTTTTGCTATTAAAGCACACGAACTTAACTGTATCCAACCTAAATTTCCTACGGGGTAATCATGAGTAAAAGAATTCAACTAGGTAAAGTAGACCTATTCATGGGTACTACCGATCACTGGGGCCTAGGGTTTGATTACACACCAGGAGAACGTGCCTTCGTAATAGATTTTATTCATTGGTACTTTGGCATAGAGCCACACTGGGAACCAACCACATATGAACCAGAAGAATTTATTGATTATTTAGAAGTGTTAGGAAAGAAAAATGCTGACAGAGCAGAATAAGAAAGACCTTGAAGAAATTACTCGACTACTTGATGAAGGACTCAAACACTATTTAACTTATGAGTCACATTGCAAATCGGCTGAGGGACACGTTGAGGTATCTTTTAGCTTTGGTAACTCATGGGAAAGGTTTGAAGGACCTGTTGAACCTACTATGATGGTCAGTGTATACTCCTATGCTCTTGGTCCTCACCGCAACCACGACTTTGACTCTCTCGAAGAAGCACTAGAGGCTGTACGTGAATGGCACGAGGCAGAGATGAGTTTTGATCCTGAAGCAGAGGGTGAAGACGGTGTTGTAATGAAAGCACTGGCTAATATCTTTGAAGCAAAGCCTGTGGAAAAGGGAAGGGTATCGTAATGTCTGAAGATACTCAAGAGGGTGCAATGGCTAAGCACTGGGATGAAGCACAACAAGAACTTTATGACTGGATGGATGAAACTGCCAAAGAGTGGTATGATCTAAAAATTGTGGATGATAGGCAGTATATCGCTTTGATGATGCTGCTGCATGAGGTAGATAAAAAGGTTTACTACAATTTTAGGAGAGAACAGTGACTGATTACACACCCACAACAGAAGAAGTACGTGAAGCAGTGATCAAACACTTCATGCCAAGCAGAGGATACTCTAGCATGTCACCTGTTGAATTTGATCGTTGGCTTATTGCTGATCGTAAACGTGTAGCTGAAATGGCACAGGAGCGTCTGCTTTCCAAAATCACCAGAGTAACATTAGTTGACGATGATCGTGGGGGTATCCAGTATGAACGCTATGGTATCAACGTAACCTATAGCATCCAAGACGATGGCAAGACTCTTAAACTATTTATTAAGGGTTCGTAATGATCGAGGATAGACCACCCAAAAAAGAGAATTTGTGGTTATGGTAGATGAAGCAGCCAGACGCTATATCGTAGAGCAGGCCAGGGCAAACAATGCACTAGAAGGTTTGTACCCATCTCCTGAGCAGGAGGCTGGTATGGAGCTATGGATACAAGATAAGATAACTATTGAAGAGTTAATCGAACAAGCAAAGCAAAGGCACACCCAAAGCTCGGCGGTAGAGAACTAAGGGTTGACAAGCAACCCATACCATAGTATACTTAATACATGATAAACTTCCTAATGGCACAAGAGGCTATAGCATCTACTGAGATCGAGATAGGTCCATTCACTGAGGTAGAGAGAATGGCTATGCTTATTGCTATGACATCTAATGGTCTATGGGATATGAAAGCTGCTACTGCATTAGCTGAAAAGATTATTAATGAGCAGAACTAAACGTAAGAACTGGGAAAACAAACCCATACGTGATGGTGAGCATGGTAAGAAATGTCCTAGCGGTGGATGCAGCTACTGTACTACTGGTAAGTATTATAAGAAACTATTTAATCGATTAACACGACGAAAGAAGATAGGCACAGAATGATTATTACAACTGAGTCTGGTTCTACCTACACAATTCTAGGTGACTTCTGGAAGAAGAATGATGGAATGATGAACAAGACATGGAGAAAGCACTGTATATCTGATGAAGATTTAGCTGCTGCTTCTTCTTGGCTCGATCTTTATGATGCAGAGCAACTTCCATTACAGGTAGGACTTCGTATGCTTATTACTGCTAAAGATGAGGTTTGGCTATCTACCCCGATTGTATCGATAGGAGAAACAGAATGAGTGAGTACACACCTACAACAGGGGATGTTCGTGCTAGGTATGTCAGAGACCACGGCGCACACTTTGTAAGCGATTGGGCAGAGTTTGACCGTTGGCTTGCTGAGGTGAAGGCAGAAGCATGGGAAGAAGGATTTGACGCTGGAGAACGTGATGTACATGAACACGAACTCACCCACTGGGACGACTCTGACTGCATTCAAAACCCCTATCGAAAAGAGAACAAGTGAGCCTGTGGTCTTATGCCCTAGCTGCGGTTGGAATCTTTGGACTCTACCTCGCTGGTAAGAAGAACGCCTGGGGATGGGCACTTGGCTTCCTTGTGCAAATCCCGTGGGTAGTATATGCTGTCCTGACTGAGCAGTACGGGTTTATTGTTTCCGCTATCGCGTATGGCTACGTCTACGCAAAGAATTTCCTCAGCTGGAGAAAAGAAGAACATGGCAAGATAACGAAGAACGCATCATCAAACTACTCGAAGCCAAATACGCGACCTATCCAGTAGAGAAATGGCTTGACAAGAAGGCTCTCATTCTCACACTTATTGCGCTTATCAAAGGTAGCCAGAATGTCGGGGCTGAAATAGACAATCCGTCAGAAAGAGAGAACAAGTGAGTGAGAAGCTAACAGACTGGCAACTCAAGCTTGCCGAGTACGTCAAAGAACACGGGAAGCTCGACATCAAGCATGGTCGCGACTTCTACGGAGACAAGAGACGAGCTAACGAACTGATTGCACTTATCAAAGGAGAGAAATGATCGAGGGTATCGTAGGAATCTTCGTAATCTTATTCCTAATCCTAGTAGTACCATACATCAAAGAATGGTATGACAAGAACGATGGTGTACAAGACGACTTTGTGGGAAACCTCATTCTAGAACGTGATGGTGTTCGCTATACGTTTAATATTGAATACGGTGAAGAGTTTCCTCCTAATCCAAACATGTTTCAAAAGTTTTTAAACACCAAAGATAACATGCTTTATAACTATGATGGTGAACAGTGGTTGAAGTTTGTAGGATTTGAAGGAGACATTTGGCTCTGGTAATTTTCGGGGTATAAAGTAAGCCTATCACCATCCCTATATATACAAACCTTACTATACTGTATTGTATTATAACGATATAGGCTTGATATTGTGATATCCCCATAGCCCCCATAGCCCCATAAAAAGGTTTGATATACCCCCTGAAAATTGGATAAAAACCTTACATTTATCCACAGAATTATACACATTTTATCCACAAATGTCTTACTGATTATTTAATTTATGTTGGTTTGATGGTTTTGAAGGTTTTAAATGGGTAATAGAATGAATTTAAGAGGGCCTTCGTAATCCCCTGGGCCAAACCTCCCACCCCCAAACCTCCAAACCTCTCTATCCAAACCTTCCAAACCCTATATATTTATAGCCCAATATCATCCAAAACCAGGCTAAAAAGGTTTGTTTATTATATATATAGGGATAAAAGATATCAAAAGATAGAGGTTTTTATTTGTTTTATATATAGGGAGAATGGTGTGTCTTTCGTAATACCCCCACGCCTGCGGCGTTGTACAAACCGGGGTATACCAAACCTTCCTGATCACATTCTATCAAACCATATATTAATACCTATCATCCCTATAGTAACTATAACTAATATACCTGTTATGATCCATTCCATTTATTTCTCCTATGAAGGTTTGTTAATATTCCAGCGATTTTTTGAAAGCTATCGTAATGTCTAAATTCCCACGATTTTTTGATGTCCATCGTAATAAGGTTTTAAGGTTTGAGGTTTGATAACGGTTTGATAACGATGACCCGGCCCCCTGCCCTGCCATTACAGCAGGACAAGGATCCTCTCTCTATCCGTTACGCAAGATAAACAACTCATCTAGACTCTCAAAACCCTCATCTTTGATTTCTAAGGCACTAAGCAATAGCTCGAATGTCTCGTCAATAAACATGATTGCTTTGGGTGTAGCCTCAACAATGCCACTTGTGATAGCATATGCGAGGGGTAGACCTAAGTCATTGTATTCGATAAAGTCAGAAAACTCTGGGTCGCCCTTGTATGAAATCCATAGCTCGCCAAGTATCTCACACTTGCTGTCGAATGTTGTTTCTGTTTTATCTGTCATAGTCTGCTTCCTTTGCGTATCTGGCTGAGTCTGCTACTTCTTGTAGCCTGTTGTAGAGAATGGCTGGTGACATCTGAGCAATGTAAACACCTGTCAGGTCAAGGTCAAGTGTCAAGTCATTCACTTCATCAAGCAACTTCTGAGCAACTCGTTCCTCTTTGGTTAGTCTTTTTCTTCTCATACTCCTCCATTTTACAGGTTATAGGTTACAAAGTCAAGCCATGTTTGCACGGCAGGCGGAATATTCTTGTATGTCTCTTTAAACGAATTAGCATCAATCCAAAAGTCATTGTCAGAAATGTAGTCACCAATGATATCGCCATCGCCATATCCAAGGGTAAGTTGAGAAACCTCTTCATCAGTCAGAACCAGGTTTAGCTCATACATTTCATCACTAATAGAATAGTTATCGCCATCCCATGTTAGTCTGTATGGACACAGTACCCATTCATCATAGTACTCTTCGGGAGGAAGAATGGTAGACTCGTCAGCACCACGGTTGTAAACGTTAATGTCAAAGTTATCTTTAACTAATTCTTTAGCCATATAGGTCGTAGTCATCTTTACTCATTTCACAGAATTCGCAAACTTTAATTACTTTATTATCCATTTCACGGAGGTAATCAAACCACACGTGCTCGCCAGTGATGTCGCATTCATCAGCTTGGTACATGTCAATCTCAATGTCGCCTGCCTCACCTTCCCACGGTACCTCAGTAACGTAGTAGCAAAGGCGGTTAACAAACATAGCACCATTAGTGATTACGCTATAGTCTCCACCGTCTAGGAATGTCCAAACCCTGTTGTCCTCAATAATAGATTGAATAAACTCTAGGTCTTCACCATAAGTCTCATAGATGCGGAGACTGCCATGGTCGTCTTCGATAGGCTTGTACTTGTTGTACCACTCGTCATATTCTAGTTCCATAGTGCTCTCTCTTCACTAGTAGGTATATTCAGTTTATCAGGCTACAAGCTTTTTGTCAATAAGGTCTGGTTGAAAACCTGCCCACCATTCGCCATCGTAATTCACTACAGGAGCTGCTTTGAACCCATTTTCGATCAGGGTATCTAGAGCATCTGGATCTTTAGTAATATCAACAGTGTTATACTCTACCCCTTTCGCATCTAAATAATTCTTTGTTGCATTGCACTGTACGCAATTAGGTTTTGTATAAACTGTGACCATAAGATCTCCTCCTGTGTTGTTGTTATTCTATTATACTACATATGACTGTTGTATATGATCTGACGCATACCGCTGGTAATCTGCCCATGCAGTCTCGCCCCAAAAATATTTGGATCTTAATCCTGTTACATCAACACGATAATAAAAGTCACGATAGTCGTGTGCCTCGTAAACCTCTACGCCACCTTGGTGAAAGATCCTGTGCCAATGCTGTTCGCTAGCTTTAGGCCTTGCAGCCATTATTATCTCCTTATTTATTTAATGAATTAAGTTGTTGTACAGCAAGCCAACCCATTTCACCGCTAGGGTCATACTCTTGCTCACCTTCACAGATAGCACAGAATGGTGTGCAATCGTAAGCTCCCTCATGTGCAGGGCAGTCAATCATTTGAGCCATTAGAATTCCTCAAGTGTATCTATACAATTAGCAGGTGTCTCTTCACCAAACATAGCGTCAGCCTCTTCAGTTGTTAACCAAATAACTCCAGGAGGGTTGGGGGTATAAAAGTATTCAGCCCTAGACATATCTAAATAAAGAACGTCTGCCTCTAACTCATTCCTCTTCATCTTCTTCCATTTCTTCAACGGTAATGTCATAGACTCCGTCATACATGAGTTCGTCTTCCCATTCCCAACCCTTAGCTTCTGCTTCTTCGGGGGTATCAGCTTCTACCTCGCCACAAAAGGTAACGGTAGTAGTTACATAAAACTTAGCCATTAGACATCCTTAAGCATTTCAAGTAGTTCGTCTACTTGTTCGTTGGATAGATTATCAATTACATCTTGATTAATAACATTAGCAAATAAGTTTTCCATATACCCATTATGGCAGATACCACTGACAATGTCAATAGATTTCTGGGAAATTTTTTGCACTATCGTAATTAAAATTTTATGAATAACAGTCTAAATAAAAATGGGACCCGGCCCCGATCCGCACCCCTCCGAGGAATCGAACCCCGATTTACAGATTTGGAGGCTGTCGTGTTACCATTACACTAGAGAGATATAGGCAGTTTATTCTCATGCCTAGGAGTGTACCGTTATACGGCTACAGCGTGCTGAACTACCTTGAGTAGGCGGTTCTTCTCTGCATTGATAGCAGGGTCGAAACCACTAGCAGAGGCAAGAACAGATTCGTTGTTACCCTTGCGAGCCATGCGATACCAGTCGAGACGCTCAGTCATTGCATTGAAAGCACCCCAAGCGGTTCCAGCAATAGTGTGGTTGAACTCACCCGTGTAAATGTCTTCAATGATTTCTAGCTTGGTCTGCCACTTAGACAAAGCACCCTTAGCATCTTTCTCTGGCATAGGGTAAGCCATGCGAAGAATGTCTTGGAACTTGTCGTTAGTGATTTCCTGTTGAATCATTTCCTGAGCCAACTTATCAAACTCATCCATGTAGGCGTTAGCTAAGCCAAGAGCCTCACGAGCTGCTTGCACTTTGCCCTCAGCTGTCTGAGTGTGACGAATCTTGAATGATTGCTTGACACCACGATTACGACCAACACCACCACCAAGAGCGAGGTTGAGAGTGTTTGCACAAACAACACGCACAGGTGTGATGCTTGCCTGAATAGCAACAGAACCGTCATGAGATGTGTTTACCAAGAGGTAGGTTTTGACCTTGTCACCAACACCCTTTTCGTCAATAATGGTCTCACGCTCAAGAGCGATTGCACCAAATACCTGACGACCACCCTTGATGCTACCAGCAGTCTCCCAGCGACCACCACCGTCTAGGATGTTGTCACCAAATGAGAACAGTTCCTCATTCTGCAATGTGCGGTAACGCTCACCAACTACACCAAGAACGTCAGTCTGAGTCTTGTCGAATGGGTTAGTGCGTGCAACAAAATAATTAGTCTTGTCACTTGAGAAACCTTCTGGCAGGGGTACTTCTTCAAGACGTACATTCCAGTCATTGAGTGATGCCAACTCTAGCATCTTAGTTGTGTTTACTTCTTCCTCGAATACAGTTCCCAAACCATGCCATGCAGGTTCGCGGAATGATGCAAAGGTAGCTTTACCTGTAACGGAATCGATTTCTAGTTCGTGAGCCATGGGCTTCACCTTTCTTTTAGTGGACTTGCTTACTTATATAAGTATGACAGATACCACCGACATTGTCAATAGTTTTAGGAAACATTTTTTAACTTCGTAACCTGATCGTTACATTTGGGGCCGGGCCGCCAATAGAAAGAGAGCAGTTTACGTGGACGTGCTCAGGTCCCTTATCGGCGGTAGGGGAAAAGAAAGGAATAAGAACCCCTACGGCCAAATCTATTCTAGAACAAACTCAGCTGTTGTGTTTGCCTCGATGTGCTCTACAGTGTCTAGGTCCGCTTCAGTGATATCAAACTGAGGATAGTCATCGATATCCATGTGGCCTTGGGAGACGTGGAATATTGCAAGAGCTTCATCCTCACTATTGGCCCTCACTTCGAATGCCTCGCCACTAGTGATGTAGTATAGGCCTTTAGTCATATTGGGCACCTCCAGTGCAGTCGTCATATGGGTTTTCATTACCCTCGTTATCTTCACAGCAACAGAAACCAAACTCTTCAACCTGTGTCTTGTGAGTCAACTCAGCTAGGTCTGACCAGTACATAACCTTAGACATAGTCTGCCTCCAAAGCTTCTACTTGTTCGTCATCTCCGTCAAGCACGGCCATGATGTATTCAACACGTGTATAGTCATACATGTCGGCTGCGATTGAACGTTGTTGTTCAGTCAAGTCTTCTGGGTTATAAAGAATAATACCCTCGCCCCCATAGGAACCGTCATCACTAGCCCATGCCTGCTCAAAGTCATTGAATCGAAGGTAACCACCTTCTGGAATACGAATATCCATATCAAACCCTTTCTTAGTTGATATATCAAGTATGACACATACCACGGACATTGTCAAGCATTTTCTTAAACTTTCTTAAAGGCGGATCTAGATCGACCCGGCCCAATCCCCAACTCTCTGGACAAACCTATGAATTGGGGTGGGAGCAGTTTTACAACTTGCTTAGGTTGTGACTGGGAAGGGGACTAGAGGAGGTCAATCACCGTGTTGTAGGTAGTTGCCGAAACTTCTTCCTGCGAGGTCATCTTGAGAACCTTGAGGTTGCGAGTCAGCAAGTCCTTGCGAGTAGTCCAGTCACGACCAAACGATTGGGTCTGATTTGGCTTCTCTGGTTCTTTGGGTGCTTGTGGCAAACCAAGAGCATCAGCATCTACACGAATAGATACATCACGACCATAGTTCAGGTTTACACGGATAGGTGAGTTGTATTCTTCACCAATGTTATCTGGGTTCTTGAGTGCTTCGATAACTAAACTAAGAATAGTCTGTTCGTGTGCTTTCTTTGCTTCACGGTATTCAGCAACCTTAGCAGGGTACTCAGCAATATCAGCCTCAATCTGAGCAAGAGACTTCTCAATATCAGCGATAAGAGATGCGGTAGGGATTTTCACAGCGAGTGAACGAGCCATTATAGATTTCCTTTCTTATTGGCTTATTTATTTTATTAGAGTTGAGCAGTTTTATATCATGCTCAGGATAGGGAATTACTTGACAGTAGTCCAGCGAGTGTCGCCGTTTGGCAACTGAAGACGAACACGGGCAGAGCCACTTGCGTTCTTTACGATTTCCTGAACAACACCAGTTACGCCTGAGACAGCGGTGGTGAAGGTGTTTCCGATTTCGATTGCGTTCATTTTTGCTTCCTTTGTTAGTGAGCCAACTTTTTATTACCAGCGGAATTGCTGATATATCTAGTATGGCAGGTATCTAAACCAATGTCAAGTCTTTTTCCAAACTTTTCTTAAAAATTTTTATAACGAAACGGTAACGGTAGACCCGGATCCTGCCTCCACTACTTTTTAGTAGCAGAGAACAGGATGTCATTACGAGCAAACACGCACTGTGAACAACGGACACAGGCAGAGCCATTGACACTAATCATTGGCAGCTTTTTGTTATTCTCAGGGCAAGGGATAGGAGCCTTAGTCTGAATAACCTTGAAGTCTTCTTTACCCTCAGCAAATGTGTGGGCAAGGTATGCCAGTTTGATGTCGTACTCAGCCTTGAGTTCCTTGCCCAATTCCTTGTTAGCTTCGTCAGTTGAGAAATAGAAACCAAGATTAGGAATGTCTTTGAGAATAGGGACAGCAAATGCAGAGCGAGTGTATGCCCAGAATTGAACGTCAGGGTAGTCACAGATAACGTCACGCCATGCCATAGTGTAGTCTTCGCTAAAGAAATCTCCGTCCCAGTGAATACGGAACAGTTTCTCAGCACCACGCTTGTCACAATCAGCAACAAAATCATGAATCATCTCGTGAATGAGGTTATACATGGTGAGGTAGTCTGCCTCACGTAATAGTTCCCAGTTGTGGAGTAGAGTGTTGCGAACACCCTTGAACACCTTTTCTAGCTTGCCAGCATAGCAGATAGTCTCACACACACTTGTAGCACCTGGACATGAGTACGCCTTGCCAGAGGGTAAACCAAATGTGTTAGCAACGTTAGCCTGCTTGCCATTAGGAGTGACAGAGTTAGTAACCTTACGGTCTTTGCTACGAATGAGTTTCATAAGTTTTCCTTTCCTTATATAACTAATCGTACACCATACCACTGACATTGTCAATACGTAAACCAAAATAAATATTGATCAGGCCCGGCTACCCCAAGGGGTTGTGCGTTATTCTACAGATGTCGCACCCCTCTGTTGGTTTAGGCTGGTGTGAGTTTAGCACCCATATTTACAGCCAAATCATTCAATGACTCTGAAACTGAATAAGCATTGACAAAATCCTCGAATGAGACAGGCAAGGTTATTTCAGTCAGTTCACTTTGTCCCCAGAGGTATTGCTCAAGATGAACGGTTTGTTGCTTGGAGTCAATAACTACGATAAAGTATTCGTTATCCTGCATGGTGTTTGAAATACCATACCCAGTGTCTGACTCAAGGTCACCCTCAACCATTTTACTAAACAGCATACGAGCAAGGTAGGCGTGGTCATTCCAACGCTCCCTGCGACTTAGTACCTCGCCAGCCACACGGAAATTGTCTTCACCCATCCAATGTCCATAAAGCCAAATGCGGCTGTTGTCTGGCTGTACTACTACAATATTAGAACGGTCTCCCATTTTTATTTCCTTTCGTTTCTTTTATTCTACTACTAACCACTGACATTGTCAAGGTCAAATTTGATAATTTCTCCACCAAACATAATTATATCTTCAAGCATGTGGAGGTATCCCAATTGTTCGGGGGTAAGGTTATGAGCTGT